ACTTGTTATAGCCTGCATCCAGCACATTTTTATAGGAAACCCCGTTTACTGACTGCGATTGCGCTGTAAGGCTCGTGCCCCCCACACGGTAATCAACATTATAGATACCGGTGCCGTCTACGACTACGTTATTATTACTCGTGTCAAACGTGCCCGAAAGGTTGTCTAACGAAAACACCCAAGCGATTTGGAGAGGATCTGTGTTGCCATTCGCACCACTCAGAGTAGTGGCAATATCGTGCGATGTGTTTGCCCAATCCGACGGATTGACATTGGCGCAGCGAATGCGGAGAAGATCCGGAATTCCTTCATTGTAAGAGACGTTAGTATCCGTGCGATGCACCCAAGCACCCCAATAGTTATTGGAAGGGCTCTTCGGGCTGCCCCACGAAGCTTTTTGGCGCAGCGGAACCGAAGGATAAATCGTCGATGCCGAAACAGCGAAGCGCGCTGCGGGGAGGATCGCGCCAAGACTCAGAACGTCTTGCCCGACGGTTACATTATTGTTGCCGCCGACGTTACCATAGAGGTTCATCTTGCCGCCGTCAACCATAGTGGAGGTAAGACCCCGGCTGGCGCTAGCGTAAGTCTTTGCGTCTGTGCTTAATCCCAAAGCATTCAAGCCACCGGAGCCGGAGCCCCACGACCAGTCGCGATACTTCAGAGGACCAAACATCCCAAAGGGAAGATAGGTGGCAGTAACACCACCCCGGTCTACGTCTTCATCCATCACCACGCGAATGTATTTGGAGGTGTTGGTGTATTGGCCATACTCTCGATTACGCTTGGTGGTAGTATCATAAACTTCATACTTATCCCCGATCTTTCGGGCAATATAGTTAGGAGAAGCAGGATTAAGATCCAAGTTATCCCATCGCTCGATAATCACCGGAGCATTGTCGAAATCTGTCATTTGGCGCACAAGCAGCGAGAAGGTTCCATAAGTTTGGAAAGCGCCTTCGGCAGCTTTAATATTTGTAATGGAAATCTTCACCGAGTTTTGCACCCATTCTCCTGCGGTGCGCGCTTGCAGACGGAACAGCTTCTGCTGCGCGGTGGCATCATAAGAAGCAAAGTCAGAACTCAAATCCTGTCCGATGAACCAGCCGGTGGTGGAGGTTTGCGCTTGAACAAGCATGTCGTTCTGAACATCCGAGGTGTCTTGTTGGTTGCGCATGGGTAAAACCGCAGCCCAGTAAGAGTTCCCAAGCTGTCCGGTTTGCCCCGAATTTCCTAGCACCCCCACGGAAGTTGAAGATGACATGTTGAGAAATCTCTCAAATGACTCCCCGACCCAGAAATTCTGGCGCGCCGAAGTGGTAGTAATGGTATTGTTAGTTAACGTCGGGTTGGTGGGCATCACCTTTCTGAAGAAGTTAGGTGCTTCCGGATCCAAACTGATAGTATATTTCTTTTGTCCGGTCAGCGCACCATCGGTAACACCTACCAGAGTAAGGCTGCCGGCTGTGGTGCCGGTCTCCGAATGATAAATTTCACAGCAACTCCCTGTGACGGCGTCATCCCAACGCGTTCCTTCGATATAAACACGTCCGCCGCCGTCTTTGATATAGAAAACGGCTGCCAGTGAGCCAGTGGTAGCAGTCGGTCGGCCATCGCCATAAGAAGCCGAAGGCCATACATAAAGCCCCCATGCCCCGCCTTTGCTCGGGTCTGCAAGATCCGTTGTCGTCATGCTGCCGGCTTTCCAGCCCGCTTCTCCCGAAGCAGCGGTCGCGTTAGGGTGTTGAACTCCCAACAATCTCACATAGGTAAGGGGAGATCCATTTCGTAACCACGCTTGAGCAGCGTAAGGTCCGTAAGTAGCAGCAGTTTTATTACCTTGCCGCCACACATCGTCGCCATCGCCGCCAGGAACGGGGTTCCCAAACGTATCAACGAAGTCGGAAAAGGAATCAACTGTAACCGGCATCATGCCGGGCCCTTTGGAAGAGCGACCTATAACGATAGGTCCGATTGCAGTGGGTTCTGCCGGCAATTGAGAGTTGTCAACCTCATCAATAAAAACACCGGGAGAAACAAACTTGAATTTTCTTGTAGCATTGTCCGCCATTTAACTTTCTTCTCCTATGTAGTTCAAAGTCATTTGAAGAGTGCAAAGGGTGGGTTTACACTACTATTAAATAGTGTGATAAACTTCCAAACTCCCTGATAATCCCTTGACCGAAGTCAGGGTCGATATTTATCTTTATGGTCGGCGTCGAAATAGGGTTCATCCCCCAAGACTACCCGTTCTCGTTGAATGATTAATTTAGCTGCCGATTGGCGGCGCACAACATTTGGAGTCTCTTGGTTTTTGTCGGAACCCACCAAATACCCCAACACTTTGAGAGAAATATTAGTTTTAAATATGCGCTCCTGCAATTCTAAGCCGGTTGAATTGTTCTCAAAAGCAAACTCCGGCTCAATAAAAGCTTCATATTTGTTTCCTTCGTATTTGATCGGGAAGACGCTAGGTGCTCCCGTCTGTGCGGCAAAGGGAGCCAAAATCTGATTCATCTGCTGTTGGTATTCACAGATGATCCCTATGCTATAGGATACTTCCACAAAGGTAGGCATCGGAATGGTCAAAGTTTCATATACAATTTCCGTATTGACTCCTGGAAATGTTTGGTAATTGGTATTTGTCTTATAGAAAGATTTTTTAATGGCTGCCGCGTTCGCAAAATTCTTCGTCTTGCTTTGGTTTACTTCGCGCGCAATGGTGACAGCCCCGCCGCGATCATAGTAGTCAAAGTAGGGAGGAACATGCACTCCGTAACGCCCCTTGTTTTCTGGATTCTTAGTAACGGATTCTCGTAAAATCGAAATCAGGGGGTAAGATAAAGTTCTGCCGTTGGGTCGCAGCGTGGGGTCGTTTTTAATCTGATACGCCCGGTCAGGAATAGAGTAGATGACGGGCACCTTGCTAAAGCCCGTGTTGCTATCCGTAAAAATATTCAACTGGTCGTTGATATAGTTGTATAGTGCGTAGTCAATGTCTTCCAGGCGCGAATGGGCTAACGGATATACAGCATCAAGCTGCTGATTAAGGGGTGTATTAACTGGCATTGAACAATCCTCGTCTTGCTTGTTTACAAACCGCTGTAACCTCTAATGATGTGTTATCCGCAAAGGCGCTGTCTTGTCCAAACAAATAGCGTGGCTGGAAAACGTCTACAATTTCAAAATACATCTCGTCATATTGCACAAAATCTCCAAGTCGCACAAACAAGTTTTGATCTTCGGTAAGGCGGCGTCGGTGGAAATGGATCGTTATGTTGTAGACATTATCAAAGCCATATCTTTCCTGCACCCGATCAGAACCATTATATTCCACCAGGGAATACACCCGGATAGGAGGAAGAAAAGTTTTTTTCATTGCCTCCCCATATAAGGTGTGATAGTTGGTGCGCTCAACGTCGATGGGAAAATAGATCACTTCCTCGCCGACAATCTTTTCAATAAGCTCGTCGTTAAGTTGCTTAACAAAGTTACGTTCGGCCTTCCCTACAAAGAGAGGAGGCGGGGGTGAGCTAGGTTGAGTCCATTTGTTAGCCATGGGTTATCCTACATAAATGCCATGTGGAATCTTACCGAGAGTTTCATTAACGCTTGCCTGAAGAGCCTGATCTCCTTCTGCTAATTTGCCGTAAACCATTTCATCCAGAACGGTCTTGAGTTCATCCCGTAAACTAATTTGTTCCTCTTTGGCTTCCGAAATAAGCGCCGGTCCATTGAGGGTTATATCATTACCGGGTATAGGTATAGAGGCTAACTTTGATCTTACTTGCCCCAAAGTTTCTTTACACAGAGATAGCGCAAACCTACGAATCCACTGTTTTCCAATGCTGTTAATATTTGCGTAGGGCACATTGGGGAAAGGTAGCGTATTCATATTGCTTACGCCATCTGCCCCGTATTTGCGATCCCCCGGCTCATCAAACGCATCTTCGGAAACGCGAAATTCTACCCAAAACTTCGATGGCCAATTGCCGTTGGGGACGGGGAAGATGCGCAGCTTATTGTCATTTAGCTTAAAGGAATAATGAGAAGCCCTAACATTCATAGCTTCGTTATAATCCATTGCTTGTAAAATATTTTGCCAGACGGGAACTAATTGGTAGGTGCTGTCATCCGCATACATCCCATAGGTGGAAAGGTTTCCCACGAGACCAACCGCTACCCCGCCAAAAAACCTCCACGAGGCGCGCGGAGTTTTGTAAAATACTTTTTGAATAGTGATGGCACTTTTCCCAATCGAGCCGGTAAAAGCTGCACCACCCGCACCGCCGTCAATGGAGGCACTGTAGATAATGGATTGAAGGTCGTAGTCTTGAACATCTTGTTGGGGGGTAAATGAAGCTGAAAATATTTGTTGGCTTGCTCCCACCGCCGCATGCAGACCTGCTCCTCTTCCGATATGGGTAGCATACCCCAACTGAAAACGCGGGAACTTTAAATTAGGTTTAACATCCATTCCCTTGTCATACGCTACAAAATTTCCATCCTGATCAAAGGATCCTGTGGTATTCCCGAGCAGGTCCGACAGAACATTTTTTGCCTGATGGGTGTTAACCAGATAAGAATATTCGAGACATGCTTCTTCGTAAGCGTTATACACATTGACAGGAGTTATCTCCAAATCCAGAATATTGCCCCCGAGTTTATTATAAACATAAGCAACTTGATCTACTGCTCCACTCAAAAATGATCCCGTGGTGTATATCCCATAGGCCAGAGAGTCAGCAACATCGGTATAAGTGCCCGTGGCAGGCAAAACCAAGGCACTTACGGTGCTAGCAGGTTGTAAATTCGTTGGCATTGATTATCCCTCTTCAAGATGTAGATATTTCTAACCTTAGTAAATAGTTTTGTCCCAAGTACTTGGCACATTAAAACAGAAAACCCCGCCACTAGGACGGGGTTCTCCGATTTTTATTCATAACCTAGTCAGTCAGTCAACAATGACGAGACCGAATATATTATGACTGGGTTCCTGTCAACCCGTCAACAATAACTAGCCCGAACATGTCAGGACGAACCATCTGTTTGGCATAGCGAGTCATCACGCCCTTGCGAGGCACGAAGTCTTCGGTACCAAAGATGGTAGGCGTGACCTGTAGCGGAACATACGGAGCATAAACATAGCCGCTTTCGAGGAAGCTGCTACCTTTGCGCCCAACCAGCACGACGTTACGAATGAAGTAAGGATCCACATGGATTTCCATCTTACGGCTCAATGAGCCAATATTGACGGCACCCCAGCTTCCCTTCTCCTCATCCACAGCGACGTTCGCCTTGAAGCCACTCGTAAACTCCAGAATCGAAGCAACTTCAGGGGAGCAAACAACAAAGTTTGCGCCACCGCGAAGCGTCTTACGATGGATTCGAGCACTCAAGTCATTGATTGTCTCAAGTAACGTCTCATACCATTCACTCACCGTACCGGTGAAGTCAGGATACAAGCTGTTCTGAGTCAGATTCCCAGACTCACGGTCTAGGAACTTACCTGGCGAACGGCTCCACCAAAGTGTTCCAGCCGTAGCGTTCACGACAAGATCCTCAAGGATCTCCTGATCAATCTCAAGAGCGATCTGCTCGGAGAGAATGCTCGTAAGCTCAACTTCAGCGTCGAGGTTATGATAA